CAGGCATTGTCTGCGCCCATTGCAACTGTGTTCATGCGGGCCTCAGCAACGCTGTCTTCAAAGTAACCGTCGCCAGAGACCGAAATATTCTTCAAGCCGTTCAGCGTTGCAGTCCACAATGCGCCTTCTGGGTTTGTGCAGTCTGGAGTTGTCACGTCGATTGACGAGTTGTTGATTGTCAGCGATCTGCTGTTCAATCCGCAAAGGTTTGTAAATGCTTCTGCTACTTCGCCATCGCCAATTTTGACCAGCAGGGCGCGTCCGAGTTGTTTAGCCATGATTGGCCTCCATTTAAATCGCGCTTGCCCAAGGCGCTTGTTTAGGCGGCGTCCTCAAGCATGGCTTGAAGCAGAATGACTGCCGTGTATCCACGGCCTTCATTGTCTCTTGTAACCGAAATCNNNNCGCAGATCAATTCAACCAACGTATGCCCCGCAACTGTGACAGATGTTTCCTGACGATGCAGGGCTGCGCGAACTGCTTCTGCGATCTGCGTGGCCTCAACGCGACCAGATGGGGATCGGCTGTGAACCTCGATGCTGATGTCTACCAGCGCCCCCAGCGTTGTCGGTGTGTCGAATGCGTTTGGGTTGATGTTGCCAAAGCGAACATATGGAAACGTCACGGCCTGCGGTGGTTCATCGTAAACGCGACCAGCGACCAGCGCCGTGATACCAGCGTCAGCGGCGAGGATCGTGCGCAGACCCTTTTGGATTGCAAGTGCGAAGCCGTCAGCCATTATTTCACCGCCTCTTTTAGAGCCGCCTTGATGGCCCGACTTGTTGCCAGCTTGTTGCGGTTGCCAGTCAAAATTTTGATGGTCTCGATGAAGTGATAGCCGCTATCAGAACCTTTGCGCCCATAGTTGACAGCGCCAACCTTGATTGCGTCGGCTGCTGTGCCGTCATTAAAGTTGATGAAGCCAAAAATTCCGTCCTCGGTGATATGCATTTGGGAATTTATGCCCTTTTTTAAATCACCTTTGGCAACTGGCACGATTGCTTTTGCTTTTCTCTCGCCAAATTTTACTGTCGCGCCAATAGATTTCTTGAGCGCCTGATGCGTTTCTTTTGGAAGGTCTCGAAACTGCGAGATCAACTTGGCGGAACCTGTAACCTTCACGACGCCACCCCGCGCTCAAGCAAAAACTCGACCATCTCGCCTTTTGCGTCTGGCTGGATCACGTTTTTGACGGCCCAAGTGATACCGCGAACCGCGACCCGATCCGCAGATGTGACTGTGCTTGTGAAACTGTCGAGGCGGCAGCGCATCGTTGCCATGCTGACATCGGTCAGAGCGCCGCCCTCAATCGCTTCTTTGCCTGTCCGCTCCCGCAGGTCAGCAAAACGTGTCCCCACGCTTGACCAGCCGCTGTAAACGTTGCCGTAATCATCAATCGCGCCAGAAGTCAGGCGCTGGAATGTGGCGCGTTCGCGGAGCAAGCCAGCTTTAGCCATAGAACTGGCCCCGCTCGATGCCAATCAACTCGTTGAAGCCGAACGGCACATCAGTCAAAGCGCGTTCCTGTGCGCCTTCGCGGTTTTCATACCAATGCGCGACCAGCATCATCAGCGCCTGACGGATCGTCTGCGGCACGTCTGCGGCTGTGTCGCCGTATCCGATGACATATTCGATCTTGATGGCGTCTTCACGCTGTTGCGCAACGGGCCAAGATGCGCCATTCTTGGGCGAAACTGTGGTCTTTGTCGAAGTGCCAAAGATGTTGAAGTCGGAAAGCGTGGCTGTCTGAAGCACGCCATCGACATCATAATATTTAATTGCTGTCACGGATTGAACCTGACCAAGCATAAGCAGAACGATGCCCTGCGTCGGCCCCATCCATTGCGCCCAAGTCTGCGTAATCATAGCTTTGCCAAGAACGTTTTGAACGTCAACGAATGCCACCGCCGCCTCAATTAGCCGCTGGATGATGACATCATCGTCCTCATGTTCAACGCGCATCTGCGCCTTTACCTCGGCCAATGTGATCGGCAGAGCGGCTGGTGCGGTAACGCGGGAAAGTGCGTGTTGCGGCGATAGCATGTTTGTTATTCCCTCACGGCTTTTTCAGCGCGGGATTTCTTGACGGCACGCTCGATCGGTGCAGCCGCGTTGACAGCTTCAGCAATGCCAGCGTCGATGTAACGCTTTGCCTCTGCATCGTTGCAGTCGATCACGTCGCCAGTGTTGTGTGAAAAGTCGATGCCAGCCATCGAAGTCAGTAAACGAACTTGAGCCATGATGGCCTCCTGTTGTTGTGGTCTGGCGGGACCGAAGCCCCGCCAAATTTAGCTTATGCGCAAGCGAGGTGCTTGATTGCGGCAGTGTTGGCGAGAACGCCGTCAAAGCGAGCATAGCCGAGGATGCCGTAGTCTGGTGCGAAACGCTCACGCGCAACGAACAGGGACGGACCGCCAACTTTGCGAACGTAGAACTTGCTCATGTCACCAAACAGCATAACCTTGTTGCCAGTTGCCAAAGAAGCCATCGCTTGGTTTACAACAACGTTGTAGCCGAGGATGTTCTGTGGAACGCCAGCCTGATAGTTGCCCATCTGCCAAAGGTAGTTGCCGTTGCCGTCTTTCAGCTTACGAACCGCAGCAAGTGTGCTGTCGTTCATCATGATGGCTGTGGAAGCAGACGCACGGTAAGCTGGGTCAACAGAGTGGATCAAGTCGATGATCTCATCTGCGGTGACAGCAGCAACAGCAGCAGCAGTTTTGCCAACGCCTGAGTTTGTCACGATGCCTTCAACGTCAGAAGAACCCGAACCAGTTGTCAGTTTGGAGTTTGCAATGCGACCAAGACGCTCGCCAAGCAATTCGCCAAGCAGCGCTTCAACATTCAAGATGCTGTCGTTTGCCAACTCATAAGACCAACGAACCCACTCAGTGTCGAATGCAAACGCGCCAAGCTGCTTCTGACCGAAGACAACATCTTTGCCGCCGTCGTCAGTTACAGCGCCGCCTTCAGTGTGAGCGCCAGCAGTAGAAGCAGTGTCATCAACAGTTGGAATGTTGAAAGTGTTGCCGCCTGTGGTGTTCAAAACTGTAAACAGGTTTGAGTCATACATTGGGCCAGATGCTGCCATTGCCTTGTCGATGAAGCCAGCCAGTTCAACTGGAACTGTGTAGCCGCCAGCAGTAGTTGTGCCAGCAGTCTGTGCGCGAACTTCGGATTGACGCAGAACGTTGCGTGCTTCGTTGTCCAAGCCGTCGATACCGCCGTTTGCGATCATCGAGTAGAACGCCTGACGGTAGCTAACAGCTTCGCCAGCATCTACAGCAGGTGCTTGGCGTGCTTCAAACTCAGGGCGCTTGGAAAGATCAACAGCGTTTGCGGAACGGATCGCAGCGTCTGCTTTTTCCATACGCTCGGCGCGTGCGCCCAGCTTGTCGTGATCTGCCATCATTGCATCGAACTCACGCTCGATTTCAGCAGCGCGTGCTTCTGGTGTTTCGTTGGTTACTTCTGCAAGCTTCGAACGGGCCTCGGTGGCGATACGCGCCATTTGCTCCCGCAGTGTCTTTGTTTCAGCCATGTCGGCCTCCTACTAAATGCCTTGCCCAAGGGCTGGGGATGAACGGGCCAAACAGCGGGAACCGCCGTTATTCTGCTTCAGCCTCAAAATCCTTGCGTTCCCATGCTTGGCAAACGCGCAGATTGTGACAGATGAAGTCTAACTTCTCACACCAACCGCGACCGCCGCCGTCGGCATCAAACGCATTCAACGGGATGTCTTCCATCGAGCGCATCATTTCTGGTGTATTGTTAAAATATTCGCAGTTCGCGCACAAACGCCGACGTGCGTCAGCTTCGTTTACGCTCCAAATTTCGGCCATCTTCGACCAATACTCTGGGTTTGCTTCTGGATCGGATGAAGCCAGTTGCGGCCCAAGGTTCCAATTCTCAACTGCGTTTTGCATATTTATATCGCTGATTGATCCAGAAACGATCTCAGGCTCAACAGTTTCAGCGACAAGATATTCGTTGCGGCCCTCGATGCCGTTGGCTTTCGCCTTCATGCGCAGCCGACGTGCAGCTTGCGATGCTTGCTCTTGCTCAACCTTCGCGTCAGATGTCGCCTTGCGGTGCGCGTCGAGCGAGCGCAGGCCGATCTCTGTGCCAGAATAGGCTGGCGTCGTCACGATAGACACGTCAAACAATTCGGCTTCTTCGATCATGCGCTTTGGCATCTTTGACTTTTCGTCCCACGACTGACGTGTCGGGATAAACGCAAAAGACATCTTGTCGAGATCGCCGCGCTTCATCTTCGGGATGATGCTGCGAACGTCAGGATCGGAAGCATCGAGCGTGGCCTCCATGTAAAGGCCGTGGTCGTCTTCGCGCAGGGTCAACGTGCCAGAGCGCGTGCGAGCCAGCGGCAGCCCTTCGTGGTTGATTAGGAAAACAACGTCATCGCGGCCAACTGCATCTTTGAATGCGCCGCGCTGGATCACTTCTGTAAACATGCCGCCGATGTTTGTTTCTTCGCCAAACACTGCCGCATAGCCAGAGACACGAATTTCGCCAGTGTCAGCCTCACGGATTTCGACTGGAACGCCCATGCGGATTTCTTTTTCAGACATCGGTTTCTCCATCTTGTTGGCCCGAAGATAACACATTTTGCGGCTGACTGCCAAGCGGCACGGTTGCGCCTTGAATTAGCAGGTCATCGCCGTTTTCCATTGGCGGCATGTTCTCGATGTCGCGAACTTCATTCGGCGTGCGGATCGCGTT